CCTACTACCTCTGTAAATTCTTTAGTTGGTAGTAATAATTTACAGTTTTGTACTGGTGTTATTAACATTGAGGTTTTGAATAATTTGAGAGTAGCTGGTGCTGCTTCTAACACTGTTGATATTATTACTTGGGTTAGTTCTGGAGATATTGAATTTTCTGTTCCTATTATGTCATCCTTTGTTCCTTGTAGACTCGGAGAAGTTCCAAGTCTTTTGTTGTCACGTTCTAAACGTGATACTTCACCCCCACCCCTTCCTGATGAAATTTTAGCTGACTTTTTGCTTAATGAAGAACCTGAAGAAGTTGTAAATGATCTCCCTGAAGCTCAAGCGTTTCAAAATATTACACCTGCTTCAGATCATATGACACAATTGGATGGTTCTGAATTTTCTAAAATGTTTGATAGCTCGAATGCTTTTGGTGCTTCACGCACATTGTGTATGGGTGAGTCTATTCACAATTTGCGTGAATTAACTCGAAGATTTGTTCCTTATGCTATTAAACTTGGTACTACTACTAATCTTACTGTTAGTGAAACAGTTTTTGATCCTGCATGGTTTGGTACACTTACTAGTAGTCTTAATCCTGAAGTTATTAAAGTTTTTTCTAGTGGGGGATTTATTGCTGGAGCTTATACTAATTGTACTTCACCAATTGAATATATTTCAAAAATATATAGATTTTGGCGTGGTTCAAGAAGATATAAAGCTCTAGTAGGAAATGCAAATACTGGTGATTCTGCTATTCAGAATTTTGCTAATTATGCAAGAATTTCTGATGTTTCATACGTTAATGGTAACGTCGAACCACCGGTCTTTAATTCTCCAACTTCCCCCCCTGAAGATACTTTTAATATTAATTCAGTATTCTCACACTATGTTGATGGAACAACAAATCGCATGTGTGAGGTTAGTGTACCTTATTATTCAGATACTCCCATCCAGTGTATTTCTGATGGGACAAATTTTTCAAATGCAGATTCTTATTGTATTCGCAATAAGGTTATCTTTTCTTCCGGCCCTACGGCCACAACTTCATCCAAACAGGTAGTGTATTACATGTCTGCCGGGGATGATTTTAATTTTGGATATTTGATCGGCGCCCCACTTCTTAGAAGAATTGTGACGCCCTTTGAATTCCCGGCTGGTTAGCCAGTCAACTTTCATTTTATGAGAGTGAAAACACATATAGCTAGTATGTGGTAAACCTATTAAGAACAATAGTTTTTTTTTTATTCACTCTCGGGTGAATTTTTGTTATATTGTTCTTCATAGGATTATTTTCTCATAAAATTAGTCCTCTTTATCCTAGTTGTAA